CCGAGCAACGGGGCCATCGGAGATGTCTGGGTCGCCCTCGACAAGACGGGTGAATCTTCGTCCAGGTCTTCGAGCAGCCTGACAAGCTCCAGCAGTTCCAGCTCGCTCACGAGTTCCAGCAGTTCGAGCAGCCTGACGAGTTCCAGCAGCACCAGTTCCGAAAGTAGCAGCAGCACGTCGAGTTCATCTTCGCAATCACAATTTCCCATGTAGCGTTTTTAGGGAGTACGAGATATGACTGCAATTAACACACTCACCGGCAGGAATGGAAAATTTGTTGTGGGCGTCACCCTTGTCGCCCGTATCACATCATGGTCGGTGAATCCCACGCTCGCCGGCACCGCTGAATGGGGAGACTCAGACAGCGGGGGATATACCAACCGGGCAGCCGGTAGGATCGATGGTACGTTCACGGCAGAAGGCAAGTTCGACACCGACATAGCTCACAATGCTTTCAACTTGTTCGCACGGGGGGACGTGGCGATTGCGGTCCTTTGGTTGGATGGTGCTGCTCTGTACTATGATTTCCCGCGAGCACTCTGCATGGACTTCAACCTGACCGTCGATCCGGACACTGAGGAAGTAATCGCGTGGACTTCGAGTTGGGGAGCCGATGGAGTGTATTACTATCCCGGTGAAGTTGGAGCTACGCCTCGACTCATGCCGTAAGATGCTGCGATGGGATTGTGATGCCTTTGTAATCGTCGAGAAGGGGGCATACGGGGCTTTGGATTTGAGATGGGTATGCCTAGAGGGTAGAAATTGGAAGCGACTAGAGGGGCACTTACGGGGCCAGAAACGGGAGACATTCTAATGAGTGAAGCAATGGCAAGAGCCGTAGGGGCGGGTTCTCCGCTCACGGTCGAGATCGACGGGAAGCAATGCGTGATTCGTCCCCTCACGATCCGGGAGTTGACCGAGGTGGAGCGGGACTGCGTAGAGATATATCGGCGGAGCTATCTCAAAACGTTCGCTGATAATATCGACTTGCTGCCAGAAGCAATTCGCAAACCGATGATGCAAGAGAAGTTCGAGGAAGCTGCTCGGTGGGACGTTGGTGATTTGCCACACAAAGAGGCTTACGATGTGAGCACGGTGGTCATCTCCAAGAATTTGCGGAAGTTCATGGCCGAGAAGTTCGGACCTGATGCGGTCAAAGATGACGATGCCTATAAACGGTTTGTCGTGACGGCCTTGGATCAAAAAACCATCACGGTGAAGCAATATGAAGAGTTCACGGGCAACACGATCAAGTCCGTGAAGATTCCTTACGTCGCATGGTGGATCACTGGGAGCATGGAGGGGATGGTCTCGTTCGTGTGGATGACACTCCGACATTCTGACGTTACGAGAGAACAGGTCTTGGAGGCGTTCTCGGACAAGCCCAATCTCATGGCGGAGGTTGCTCAGGAGATCGAACGTGTTTCGGCTCCTCAAGTAAAAAATGGTTAGGGGCCGCTGCAATGAGGAAAGAGGCCAGCGGCCCTGACAAAGACGACCTCTTGAAAGATGGATTGCTTCACGGATTGGAGCCGTATCATATTCGAGTGCTTTGTGATGATCCATGGAACGGGGGCCGCGGTTTTCAAGGTGATCCAGGAGACTTGACCCTTGATCAGATGTTCATGCGGTTGACTGATCGAAAGGTCCTGAAAGCCAAGAGTGACAAAAAGGGGGTCAAGACGGCCCCCTTGAATCTTATAGGAAATACCTCCGAAGATGGTACGATACAAGGACGTGCGAAGGACGGAGAAAAGATTCAGGGAAGGATCGGGGGCAAGTCGGTGGCTAGGCAATTGATGGAAGTGGAAGCGAAGAAAGAACAAAGAGCCAAACAAAAACAGCGGAGACGGCGGAGGAAGGGAGGATGAGAAAATTGGTATAGAATTGGCCAAAGCATACATACGTGTGAGGGCTGATGCCAGCAAGGTCCGCAGTGATCTGAATAGGGCGAAGGCCCCAGCCATGCGGGCAGTACGTGGTTTGGCAGGTGCCATGTCGGGTGCAATGGGTTCGTTGGGAATCGCTACGGGGGTTGCTGCCATAGGAATGGTGTTCATCAAAGCGGCGACTGCCGCAGCGACGTTCGAGGAAGCAATGGTACGTGTTCGTGCCAACGCTAGATTGTTGGGCAAAGAGGGTGAAGCTTCTTATCTTACGATTGAAAAAGCAGTTCGACAATTGGGGGCCACCACTCGATATACTTCGGTGCAGGCTGCTGAGGCTATGAATCAGTTAGTATTAGGTGGTCTGAATGCTAAAGATGCGATTGGGGCGTTGCCCACTGTGTTGAATCTGGCTGCGTCGGCTGGTTTTGAGTTGGGTGATGCCGCCAAGGTAGTTGTAGACAACATGGTCAAGTTTAAGCTGGCTGCGAGTGATACGGGTAGGATCGCAGACTTCCTTTCTTCGGCACAATCGAGGGCACAGACAACTGCTCAAGAATTGGCGGTGGCCCTTACAGCATTGGGATCATCTGCTGCTGATTTGGGGATTTCATTTCGAGACACTACTGCTTTGTTGACCGCTTTGGCAAAAGCTGGTGTTCGTGGTGGTGAGGCTGGGACGGCAATGGCTATTGCTTTGCAGCGGTTGATTTCGCAACCGAAGGACGCCGCTGAGGCTCTGCAGGAATTGGGCATAAACATTCGTGACTTTGCTACAGGACCAGGGGGAGCGTTAGATGCCATCGGATTGTTCAGGGCCTTGGCGGATGCTATGCCTACGGATGCTGTGTCCCGTTCCGAGAAGGCATTTGCTCTATTTGGTGCCCGCGGTCGTAGGATCGTCGGCCTCCTGTCGTTGATGCAGCGAGGAAAGTTTGTGGAGAATCTGGCCAAGGGTCTTGAAAGTGATCTAGGCCGGGCTGCCCGCGTTGCTGCTGCAAGGATGGACACGTTCATCGGAACGCTCAAGGAACTGATTTCAGCGATGTCCGAGTTGGCCATCGCAGCGTTGACTCCAGTGCTGAATGCTGTGGAACCTTTGATCGATATTTTCAGGGGGTTGTCTTTGGTCATATCCAAATCAGTTGAAGTGATAAGGGATGTCGATAAGAAGATGGGGGGTTTCATTGGCAACACGATCAAGGCTACCATGGCCGTTATAGGATTGCGGTTTGCCATTAAAGCGTTGGGACCTGCTGCTCGGGTTGCAGCAAGAGCAATTCAACTGGCCACCGTCTCAACGGGGTTTGGAATTTTGATCGTTGCTATCGGCGTGGTTGTGGCCAGCATTATTGCGTTGATTAACTGGCTGAGAAAAACAGTTCCGGTGGTCAAGGCGTTGAAGGAATCTGCCGATCTTATCAGTCTGGCTTGGGAGAACATAAAGCAAACATTCGACATTATGATGGGTGCCGTCATTCAAGGCTGGCTGGGCTTGTTGAATTTGCTTGGAATAACAAACATCGACATAGCTGCCATTGGTGATACTTTTTCAGAGATGGCGGCTACTGCCATCAAAGCAGTTTCTGAATTTGCATTGGAGGCGTCTGAGTGGATTTTGGCGATTGCCCAAAACTGGAAGAAGGTTGGGGCAGCACTTCCAGATATTCTTAAAGCAGCACTGTCTTACGCCTTTGATATATTCGTTAATTATGTTGGGTTTATGATTGATGCTGCATGGGCCATGATCAAGGGCATGGGCAGAGCTTTTATGAGCATTCCTGAGATGCTGGAAGCTGCTTTGACGGGAGGGGATGTTGGGGCAATCCTCTTGAAAAACTTAGAAAAAACGCTCAGTGATCTTCCGAACGTAATTGATATTGGAGTAGCCAGCGATCGCACGAAGAAGTTGATGAAAACGGCATCAATTGATGACGCCATAAAGAGTGTGGTTGAAAGCAAGGTGAAATTGGAAGCTGGTCGTGCTGATAAACTGGAAAAGATAAAGAAGAAGAAAAAAGAGGGAGAGAAACCAGAACCAGAACCAGAACCGGGGGCTCCTCCAGAAGCAGCATCTGCGTTGGAAGAGATCGGTTTCAAGGGGCTGCGGGAGCGGGGCCGTTCAATTCAAGAAAATCTGCTCAAGGGTTTGGTAGGGGACAAAAAAGACAAGGTGCAAGAGGATCAATTGGCAGTTGCCGAGGCATCGAAAAAGATTCAAGAGGATATGCTCAAGTCGCTGACGGATCAAAACGCCGGTGGTTTGGTGGCTGGAAACAAATAGGTGATCACATGAGCATCAATCTCAATCCGAAGTTTTGGGCACTTTCTGCCGGTGGTATTCCGTACAAGTTAATGAACGGGTTTCCAACGGGAAGCCTCAATGAAGAGTCGGGACAGATCAATGAGAAGTACATCATACAAGCAAAGGACTTGGCTGGATTTTTGGGGTTGTCTTTTCCGCGTGGCATCAATTTGGATGAAGAGACGTTCATCGTTTCTCCCAATCGCAGGTATCCTGGATCAACCGCGTTTCACACTACCTCCGTCGCCTTCGCACCCCTTCGAGATGCACTACCTGCCGATCCGTACAACTTGGACCCGGGTGCTCCTAGTGGAACGTACGATGATTTCATCGTGGTTTCGGTTTCCTACATTACAGGTCCGCAGAACGAGGACGAAAACGATCCGACTACCTTCCTGCAAATCTCTGCCGACTCAACTGCGGAATTTTTGACTGTTCCTGTTCGTGGGCTTAACGCAGCATGGAGCGACTCACATGCCTCGTGGAAGGCGGAGGATCAGGTGAAGAGTCCCTTGACCAACGTGACGAAGATTGTTCCAGAGACGCAATGGGATGTTACGTGGCCTCGCATCAATCGAGCGTTTATGCCAACGATCATCGAGGCGATGCGAAACCGGATGGGGCTCGTCAACAAAAAGAAGATGCCACTCTTGCAAAATGCCGTTGCAGAGACCGTCATGTTTATTGGTTATTCATATCAGGAGGATTACACATGGCGGGAGGGTTGGGAAAATACCCCGGTAACGGTTGGTATGAAGTTCCTGGAGAAGCACGTCAAGCAAGACGGAAAGGTGATTGGGCACAATCATTTCATCAAGGATGAAACTGGGCAATGGGAGCCGTTGCAAATAAATGAAAAACCTATT